GGCGGTGAGTTCAGAATGTTTGACACATCAGGAACACCATTAGCAGATGCAGGTTTCAGTGCAACAACGGCACACAGTTATGGAACATACACAGCGAACAGTTCAACACTAATCGACAACTTGTATGACCTACCAACAGGTGAGAGCCTTGACTCAAGTGCTAACACAGGTATAATGGCAAGTAACTGGAAAAGATTGAGCTACACTGCTTCATTAAGTTCACCAACTAATGAACCAGCAGATGGTACATTATGGTACCACACTGCAACTGACGAAGCAGACATAATGGCACACAACGGAACAACTTGGGTTGGTTATGCAACAGCATACGCAACTACAGATCCAAATGGTCCACAGTTCAGTGCAACAGCACCGACTACACAGTCAGACGGCACTGCACTTGTAACTAATGACTTATGGATTGACACAAGTGATCTTGAGAACTATCCAAAACTTTACAAATACAACACATCAGCAACAATAAGTTCTACAAATACAGCGAACCAAGTGGCAGTAACTACTTCGGGTGCGGCATGGGAACTAGTTGACAAAGCAGACCAAACAACAGAAGACGGTATTGTTTTTGCAGATGCTAGATTACACACAGTGGCTGACAAGGCAGATTCATTGTCAACAGGCGGTGCAGGAACATCAAGCTCAATAAAAGACTTATTAAGCGATGGCTTCCTAGATCCAGATGCTCCAAATCCTAGCAACTACCCACAAGGTATCATGTTATGGAATACAAGAAGATCTGGTTACAATGTTAAGGAATACAAAAACAGTTACATCACAACTGTGAAATACCCAGGAAGTGGATCAACTGGTTTAGGTAACATCAGGCAAAGTAATGAGAGTGTATCAACTTACTTCCCTGACAGATGGGTTACTAAATCAAGTAACAACGGAGACGGCTCTGGATCTTTTGGTAGAAAAGCACAGAGAAAAGTAATTGTTGAACAATTAAAATCAGAAATGGACACTAACCAAGCAATCAGAGAAGACCAAAGAGGATTCAACGTAATTGCTACACCTGGTTACCCAGAATTGATTTCAAACATGATCAACTTAAACACAGACAGAAACAACACAGCATTTGTAGTTGGTGACACACCTTTGAGATTAGAAGGTACGTCAACTAGCATACAGGACTGGGCCAATAACACAGCGTCAGCACTTGACAACGGTGAAGATGGCTTAGTAAGTGCAAGTGATTACTTGGGTGTGTTTTATCCATCTGGTTTGACAACAGACAACACAGGCAAATCAATTGTAGTTCCACCATCACACATGATGTTGAGAACACTGGCCAACAGCGATAACGTTTCTTTCCCATGGTTCGCACCATCAGGTACTAGAAGAGGTGTTGTTGACAATGCCACATCAGTTGGTTACATTGACACAACAAGTGGTGAATTCCAAACAATATCTGTTACGGAGTCAGTGAGAGATTCAATGCATGAAGTCAAAGTGAACCCAATTACTTTCTTTTCAGGAGCAGGGATCGTTAACTTTGGTAACTTGACTAAGACATCGGCAAGTTCTGCATTAGACAGGATCAACGTTTCGAGACTGGCAGTGTATCTAAGATCACAACTGGATGCTGTTGCTAAACCATTCATCTTTGAACCAAATGATGAACTGACAAGGAATGAGATCAAGGGTGCGATCGAGTCTTTCATGTTAGAACTTGTTGGTCAGAGAGCATTGTATGACTTCCTAGTAGTTTGTGATGAGACGAACAACACACCTACAAGGATTGACAGGAACGAACTGTATGTGGATATAGCAATTGAGCCGGTTAAATCAGTTGAATTCATTTACATACCGTTGAGAATCAAAAACACAGGAGAAATTGCAAAGTTAGGGAACTAATTTTGAATAAATAGGAGAAACAGATGGCAATATCAACTTTATCAAAATTCACAGTACCACTAGCAAACGATCAGAGTGCCGCATCACAAGGTTTATTGATGCCAAAACTTCAGTATCGTTTTAGAGCAATACTAGAAAATTTTGGAGTATCAACACCAAGATCAGAACTAACAAAACAAGTAGTGGACATAACAAGACCACAACTGTCTTTTGAGAACGTCCCACTAGACGTGTACAACTCAAAAGTATACATTGCAGGCAAACACACTTGGGAAGCAATCACAATCACTCTTAGAGATGATGTTAACAACGCAGTTACGAAACTGGTTGGTGAGCAGATCCAGAAACAGTTTGACTTCTTTGAACAGAGTTCAGCGGCATCTGGTATTGATTACAAATTCACAGCTAGGATTGAGATGCTAGACGGTGGTAACGGAGCAAGTACACCAAATGTTTTAGAAACATGGGAACTGTACGGTGCATTCATCGAAAACGTAAACTACAACTCACTAGCATACGGAACATCAGATCCAGCAACAATTACTATGCAGATCAGATACGACAACGCAATCCAAACTCCACAAGGAACAGGAATTGGAACAGCAGTATCTAGAACGATCGGTACATTAAGTACAGGTGGTGGACAGTAATACAAAAATTAAGTTAGCAATTATAACATCAAAAGCGTCTTTATAGGCGCTTTTTTTGTGGCCATAAATACCCATATGCCAAGCATTACAAACTTCTTACAAGGTTTTCAAGACGGTTTACCCGGAATGAAGGACTACCAACACGCATCTAGATTGTACATAGACGACAACTACAAACTGATGCCAAAGCAGAAGTTTCTTTTCCACGTGGTCTTTAACACAGATGAGACACTGTTTGTAGACGGCTTTAATCCAAATGAGCGATATGATCTTAACATGTTGGTCAAGCAGTGCGACCTACCAAAGTACGACATGAGCTATGAGGAGAAGACACAGTACAACAAGAAGATGTACAACGCAACAAGGATTGCATACGAACCTGTGAACATAACATTCCACGATGATCATGCAGACACTGTGAATGCATTCTGGAAGAAGTACTACGAGTACCATATAGCAGATTCTGTCTCAATGAATTCAGACCAAACAATATCGGCGACCAAAGATGACTTGTATGATTGGGGAGATAAAAGGACTACCAACAAATTTGGTATGGACACTCCTGTCCAAAGAAAAAAACCATATCTAAAAGGCATTGAGATATTTGTTCTACACAAAAAGCGATTCACATCAATGACTCTTGTGAACCCTGTGATAGGGTCTTTCAGTCATGATAGCTTAGATCAAACCGACGGTACAGGAATAATGAGCAACGCTATGCAAATACTATATGAAACAGTTATTTACAAATCTGGTATAATCAACAGAAATACTGTTCCAGGATTTGCAACAGTAAATTACGACAATGCACCGTCGCCACTTACAGTACTTGGCGGAGGCACAAACTCTATTTTTGGGCCTGGTGGTGTTGTTGACGGAATTGGATCTGTAATAAGGAACGTGCAATCTGGAAACATATTAGGAGCCATCCTTGGAGCATCTAACACTTACAACAATGCCAAGAAAATTAAGAAAAAAGATGTAAAAGAAGAATTGAAAGGCATAGCCAAAGACGGTGTTCTCGCAGTTGGCAAGCAGGCAGGATCTATCAGCAATCCTATAGCATCATTTACAGTTGGATCAGCGATTGCCGCCGGTACAATCATTGCTACTGCAAAAGGAACAGCAGATAACAAAACTGGTCAAAACAACACTGTAATATCTAATCCATCGCTAGATACTATAAATTTTTTAGGTGCGGATGAGACATATAACTTGATAACAAGTAATGAAACAATTCGAGATGAAATAGCAGGAGGTATATATTACAAAGACATCGGTTCTAGGAAAGGCTTGACAGTGGCGCAATCAGATATAGAATTTGCAGGATCAACAGACAACGTCAAGACTGTCTACCGTAGCAAAGCAATCACAGACATAAGGAAATTAGTAACCGAAGGGTACGTGAAGATAGAACGTGGGACACAAGACGTTGAAATTGTAACAGAGAAAGTAGGATTATAATGGAAGAATTTTATACCAATCTACCAATAAAACAGAAAGACGAGTTGAACAATACAATAGGAAAACTTACGACTGGAGATTATCAAAATGAATATCAGTTCAACGTTGGTGAATACGACAGTGCAGTCGCATTTTTTGTAAAAAGAGGTTTTGCAAGATCGTCAGCGGAATCAACTGCATACGTGATATTGTCACAAGCAAAGATAGACAATATTAAGCCACAACAAATTTTAGATCAACTCACCTACGCCACACCGGCACTGTTATCTGAACTTATCACAATAATTTTAAATGCTAACCGATACAAGTCAAGTCGACTAGGTGTCAGGCAAACACTTACCACCAAAGAGACTGTATCTAGAAACATCATAGACTAATGATTCCGAGATTCGCTAGGGGAAAGTTTTCACCCAAAAACGGAGAAAAATATGTTGGTACTAAAACCCCAACATACAGATCAAGTTGGGAACACGCATTCATGCGTCTTTGTGATGAACATCCTAATGTGCATCAATGGGCATCTGAATCTATCAAAATACCTTACCGTCATCCATTTACAGGAAAATATACGGTATATGTGCCAGACTTCTTTCTAGTTTACATGGACAAAAACGGAAAGAAACATGCTGAAATGATCGAAGTAAAGCCAATGAGTCAGACCAACATGGAATCGGCAGGACGTAGTATGGCCAAGAAAAAACAGGTAGTGATCAACACAGCCAAGTGGGAA